GTTATAGATATTACTGCTGACCAATATTATTCAACAGATAGACTTCCTCCAATATATGAGAGTGGAAAGAAATCAGGTTTACTAGGATTTGATTATCGTAAAAGAGTTCAAAGGCTAACGGATAAGGTATTAAAGCAATTACAATCAACGGGAACACCGCTAGACTAACAGAAGTCAAGCACTTTATGAGGCAATTAAGGATAAATTATGAGTGAAAAGAAACCAAAACATTATGTAAACAACGCAGACTTCTTGAAGGCCCTAGTGGACTATAAAGAAAGATGTGCTGAGGCAAAGAAAGCTGAAAAAGAAGACCCACAAATTCCAAATTATGTTGGTGAATGCTTCTTAAAGATTGCAGAACATTTATCACGCAAACCAAATTTCATTTCATACTCTTTCCGAGATGAGATGATATCAGATGGCATTGAAAATTGTATTATGTATTTTCGTAATTTTGATGAAACTAAATCAAAGAATCCATTTGCATATTTCACCCAAATCATATACTTTGCCTTTCTTCGAAGAATCATGAAAGAGAAGAAGCAGTTATATGTCAAATACAAAGCTACCGAGCAATTCGGTATATTAGATGAACATGAAATGTTAGAAGATTCAGACGGTGTAGCTAAGCAGTTTGAATTGTATGCTAACATATCAGAATTCATATTCAACTTTGAAGAAAACAAAAAGAAAAAGAAAGATAATAAACCGGCAAAAGGAGTAGACCAATTTATTGGCGAAGACCTATAATTGCCATGAAACGCTTGACTTTATTATTATTATGTGTTATGATGTGTGGGTGCGCTGAGGTAAAATTCAGATTTCCTAATTCCTATGGAGTTTTAAATGAACAAAGAGAAATTGTTTAAACATATTAGAAATTTAGAAGAAGAACATTTGGTTTTAGATAGCCAAATCAAAGAAAACCATAGTCATTTTGTAAATGATTTGGATCTTGTCAAGATGAAGTATCAAAAACTCGAACTTAAAAGAGAAATTGAAACACTTAAACAAAAATATAACGAAACTCAAACAACACACTAATTTATGAAAATTTGTCTCCTTGGCGATACCCACTTTGGTATGCGTGGTGATTCTTTAGAATTCCATAAGTATATCAAGAAGTTTTATGATAACATATTCTTTCCTTATTTAATTGAGAATAAGATTGATACTGTATTTCAGCTAGGTGATTTATTTGATAGGCGAAAGTTTATTAATTTTAATTCACTATACCTGTGTCGTAAATACTTCTTTGATAGGCTAAAAGAAAACAACATTAGGTTTTATACCATCCTTGGTAACCACGATGTGTCTTTTAAGAATACACTCGAAGTCAATTCATCACAGCTTCTTTTAAACGAATACGACAACATCACCGTATTTGATGACTTTGATACTATTGATTTTGATGGTATTAATGTTGATGTTATTCCTTGGTTATGCCTTCAGAATGAAGAACAAATATTTCAAAAAATAAACGAATCTAAATCACAACTCTCTTTTGGCCATTTTGAAATAGATGGATTTGAAATGGATCGCGGTAATGTTTGTCGCGGTGGTATTGACAAAAACAAATTAAACAAGTATGATATGGTTATAACTGGACATTTCCATCACAAATCAGATGATGGGCATATCTATTATGTTGGCACTCCTACTGAAATGACTTGGGCTGACTATAATGACCCACGAGGTTTTCATCTATTTGATTTGAATACTCGTGAATTAGAATTTGTTCAAAACCCATATCGTATGTTCCATAAATTAAACTATGATGATGGTGCTCAAGATTTTGATTTCTGGAAGGCCTATGATTTTGCGTCATTAAAAGAATCATATGTAAAAGTAATTGTTGTAAACAAACAGAATCCTTATCTATTTGATAATGTGATTGATAACCTTTATAAAGCTGGTGTAGCAGATATATCTATTGTTGAAGACTTTACTGATACAAGTTTTGATACTGACCAAGAAATTATTGACCAGGCTGAAGATACAATGACAATTTTAAGCAAGCACATTGACAACCTTACTTTTAATGTAAATAATGAAAAACTTAAAACACTTATGCGTGAACTTTATGTTGAAGCTTTAAACACAGAGGTGTCAGAATGAGTTATAACACTATAATGAACGATCCTTGGGAAAGACATACTTGTATATATCCATGGGTATATTGGGACAATGCGTTTACAGAAGAAGAACTTCAAAAAATGTGTGATTACTTTTCTGAGCAAGGAGTTGAAAGAAGCATACATGTTGGTGTTGTAAAACCTGATGCTAATACAGGTGAAATAAAAATTGAACAAACTCCAAATGAAAAAGTTAGAAAATCAAATGTAAGATTTCACAATCGAAACGAAAATACCGCATGGATTTATGAACGACTTAATTGGGTGATTCAACAACTCAACGAGCAATTTTATGGTTTTGATTTATATGGTTATGATAGAATACAATATACTGAATATGAATCAGTAGAAGGTGGTAAGTATGATTTTCATATGGACATAGTTATGGGTCGCAATATACCTGTTGACATGCAAACACAAGGTATTCGTAAACTATCACTTACGATAGCATTAAATGAACCTGGTGTGGATTTTGAAGGCGGTCATTTTCAAATTAATCAAGGTCAAGAAATCGATACAGAAAATGCAGAGTTGAAGAAAGGAAGAATCATTGCTTTTCCTTCTTTTATGATTCATCGTGTAACGCCTGTAACAAAGGGTAAAAGAAAATCTTTAGTTGTATGGGTAATGGGATCAAAATTTAAATAATGATAATTTTTCGTTATGTTCGTTGGAAGAATCTACTTTCAACCGGTAATTATTTTACCGAAATTAAATTAGATAACACAAGTAACACACTTGTTGTTGGTGAAAATGGCTCAGGTAAATCTACGATGCTTGATGCCTTATGCTTTGGTCTTTTTGGTAAGCCTTTCCGTTCAATCGTTAAACCTAACCTAGTTAATTCAATCAATCAAAAAGATTGTGTGGTTGAAATTGAATTTGATACAGGTAACAAATCATATAAAATTATCCGAGGTATTAAACCAAATGTTTTTGAGATTTGGTGCAATGGCGAACTATTAAATCAAGATGCAGCTTCTCGTGACTATCAAGAATATCTTGAAAAGTTTGTTATTAAATTAAACTATAAATCATTTACGCAGATAGCTGTATTAGGCTCAGCATCATTTACTCCATTCATGCAGTTATCAAATAGTGATAGACGAGCAATCATTGAAGACCTTCTTGATATTCAAATATTCTCTACAATGAATGGCATCGTTAAAGAAAAGATGTCAAATAATAAAGACTTAACCATCTCAAAAAAACATGATATCGACATCAAACAACAACAACACGAAATCAAAGAAAAACATATCCAACAACTAAAACAAAATAGTGATGATAAGATTGTTGAATATGAACAGGATATAGCCGATAATTCACAATTCGTTGATGTGTTGATATCTGAATCAATTACTTACAATAAAGATATTGAGGCATTACAGGCCGAAGTAACAAGTCGCCTTGATACGGAACAAAAAGTTAAAAAGTTTAATCAGCTTGAAGCTCAGATTGAAACTAATCTAAACAAGTTTAAAAAAGATATTAATTTCTTTGAACATAATGATAGTTGTCCAACATGTAGGCAGGCCATTGATAAACAATTCAAAGAAGAAGAAGTTGATAGTTTGAATAGCAAGGTTACTGAATGTACCGTTGGATTAACTCAACTCGAAATCAAACTACTTGAAGAGCAAAATAAACTTAATCAGATATCTGAAAAACAAAAACAAATACAAGAACTACAAATTAAAATTGCAACACACAATACCTCAATTACCGAAGTGAAAAAATATATTGCTCGTATTGAAAAACAAATCAAAGACCTTGATGATTCAAAACAAATATCAGATAGCGAAGAAGTGATATTGAAAGAGCTTAAAGCCGCCCTTGAAGTTTCTGAAAAAGAATTGAGAGAACTGATTGATGAGAAGACATACTATGAGGTAGCTTCTGGTCTATTAAAAGATACAGGTATTAAAACAAAGATTATTAAACAGTATTTACCAATCATTAATAAATTAGTGAATAAGTATTTGGCATCATTAGATTTCTTTGTGAACTTTAACCTTGATGAATCATTCAAAGAAACAATCAAGTCGAGGTTTCGTGATGAGTTTACCTATAATAACTTTTCCGAAGGCGAAAAACAAAGAATAGATATGGCACTAATGCTTACATGGCGCTCAATAGCTAAGCTAAAGAATTCATCAAATACGAATCTATTAATACTTGACGAAATATTTGATTCTAGTTTAGATACCAATGGCACCGAAGAGCTAATTAAGATATTACACATGCTTGAAGATGTTAACCTATATGTTATCTCACATAAAGGTGATATCTTACAAGATAAATTTTCTAATGTAATTAAATTCGAAAAAATAAAGAACTTTTCAAGGATAGTAAAATGAGTGACGATATAATGAGCCAAGAAATATTCACCATTGATACCGGTGTTAATATTGCAAAAGATGAAAAGATTGAACCCTTGCCATTGTTTGATGAAAATCATCCAATGTTAAGTAAGCCAATACCAATATATAAAAACGCACTACCCAATCAAAACATGAATACTTTAATTAGACGATTAAAGATGACGATGAAACAGTTTGGCGGTTTAGGTCTTTCAGCTAATCAATGTGGAGTGTTTGAAAGAGTATTTGTGATTGGTACCGAATATTTTCAATTCGCCTGTATTAATCCATTAATTACCGAACAATCGGCAGAGATGATAAAAGATAACGAAGGTTGCCTCTCCTATCCTGCTTTATATCTTAAAATAGAAAGACCATCATGGATTATGGCATCATTCTATAATGAAAACGGCGAACATATTAAAATGAAAATGGAAGGTTTAACTGCAAGATGTTACCAACACGAATTAGACCATATGAATGGCATTAAGTTTGTGCAACATGCTGGGCCAGTTTCATTAAGATTAGCTAAACAAAAACGAGATAAAATTATTAAAACAATTACACGAAAAAGAAAACATGACAAATAGACAAGTATCGTGGGTTTTATTTTTAGTTTCAATGGTTATTTCATTTCTATTCCTTGGAACTATGGTGAATATGAATTATGAATTAGATAATCAAAAAAGAAGAGCTGATAATTTAGATAAAGAAATTAAAATATTAAA